TGCTCTTCCGATCTTTGTAATCTATGTAAAGCGGAAGGCAAGAGCAGGAAACTGATATGCACCGTAACGAAAGAACCTTGTATGTTCATGAGGTATTGCTCATGCAACGGGCGGTATCATCAGACGGATGCAGCAGCGTTCTGTAAGCTGAAACTTGAAAGGGAGTATCACGATGGAAAGAAATAACAGACAGGTGCGTTCGATCGCAACCGATTTTAAAACGAGGGAAGACAGCGGAGACTTGTACATTGATGGGTACTTCGCTGTTTTTGATAGCATTTACCAAATCTCTGATGATATGAGCGAGTCAATAGCGCAGGGAGCATTCGCGAATACTCTCAGCGGTGACATTCGCGCACTTATCGACCATGAGACCATGTATGTGCTGGGACGCAATCAGGCAGGAACGCTTGAACTTCGCGAGGACTCGCACGGACTGTGGGGGAGCATCAGGGTCAATCCGAACGATCAGGATGCCATGAACCTGTACGCAAGAGTTCAGCGCGGAGACGTGAACCAGTGCAGCTTTGGTTTCGACATTCTCTCTGAGGAAACCGATTTCCGAGAAGACGGGAGTGTACATTGGACGATAAAGGAAGTGAAGCTCTATGAGGTTAGTGTTTGCACATTCCCTGCCTATGCTGAGACATCAGTACAGGCTAGAAAAGATGAATTTGAAGTTCTCAAACGGCGTGAAATCGAGAAGATGAGAGCCGAGCTGAGAACAAAACTGAAAGGAGAAAAATAATGGCTTTAGGACATTGGCTTAAAGACTATATCGGGCCGAAGGCTTCCGCAAATAGTGGTGGGGGGGGTACTTCAGATGTATTAGTTGTTCATGATAATGACAATACACTCGACAAAACTTGGCAGGAGATTTACGATGCGATGTCAAGTGGCAAAATTGTATATGTTGTCTTCAATTCTGCGATTTTCACTTCTAGTTCGTTTGTTTCAGTCGTAAGAAGGGATGATGATGGCTACGTTGTACAGATTTCTGGAAACAGAGTATACACCACAAGTTCTGAAAACGGCTACCCAGTTTATGAAGACATTAGCTAACTCATAAGTCAATAACACAGTAAGGGATTTTCCCATAACTCAAAACCTATGGAAGTATTACATTTCAAATCACAGAAAGAAAGGCTCGACTAGAGCCTAGAAGAAAGGAGTCTAAACAGGCTCCATTTTTTATGCAAAGAAAGGAATCAAGACATGGCACTTAAAGTACTCATGCTCAAGAAAGACCTCGACAACAAGCGCAAGGCGTTTGCCGAACTTGAAAAGAGAGACGCTGAGTTCGAGGCAAGAAAGGCAGAGCTTGAATCAGCCATCGGAGAGGTAGAGACCGAAGAGCAGAGAGATGCGGTCGCTGAGGAAATCGAGAAGTTCGAGTCAGAGCAGACCGAACACGAATCCGCAAAGGCTGACCTCGATGCAGAAATCAGAGGACTCGAGGCTGAACTTGAAGCTATCGAACAGGACGAGGCAAAGCCTGAACCTGTAAAGGATGAAAAGAGAAAGGAAACTAAAATCATGGAGACAAGAAAGTTCTTCAACATGAACTCACAGGAAAGAGATATGTTCTTCGCAAGAGAGGATGTTAAGGGATTCCTCGGTGAAGTAAGAACCTGCATCAAGGAGAAGAGAGCACTCACAAACGTAGGCCTGACAATCCCTGAGGTAATGCTCGGACTCATCAGAGAAAACATCATGGAGTATTCCAAACTCTATAAGCACGTATTCGTCAGAAGCGTTGCTGGTGAAGGCAGAATGCTCGTTATGGGTGCTATCCCTGAAGCTGTTTGGACAGATTGCTGTGCTAACCTCAACGAGCTTGACCTGTCATTCTTCGATGAGGAAGTAAACTGCTGGAAGGTCGGTGGATACTTTGCAGTGTGCAACGCTAACCTCGAAGACTCTGACATCGCACTTGCATCAGAGATTCTGACAGCTATCGGACAGGCTATCGGTCTTGCACTCGATAAGGCTATCCTCTACGGCACAGGTACAAGAATGCCTCTCGGTGTTGTAACAAGACTTGTACAGACTCAGGCACCAGCAGATTACTCCGCTACAGCAAGACCGTGGGCTGACCTGCATACATCAAATATTAAGTCCATCGCTGCTGACGAGGTCGATGCAGACCTTTACAAGGCAATCGCGCTTGCTATCGGTTCAGCAAAGAGCAACTACTCAAGAGGCACAAAGGTATGGGTCATGAACGAGACCACATACTCAACTCTCGTTGCCAATGCAATGACCATTGATGCTAACGGAGCAATCGTAAGTGGCGTTAACGGAACAATGCCTGTTGTCGGCGGAACAATTGAAGTTCTGAACTTCATCCCTGACAACGTAATCATTGCCGGTTACTTCGACCTGTATCTCCTCGTAGAGAGAGCTGGCACAAGATTCGCAACATCCGAGCACATTCGTTTCCTGCAGGATCAGACAGTATTCAAGGGTACTGCAAGATATGACGGAAAGCCTGTTATCGCAGAGGCATTCGTTGCTATCGGTCTGAACGGCGTTACACCTAACGCTACAATGACTTTTGCTCCTGATACAGCTAACACTGAGAATTCGGGGGAATAACAGACGAGGAGAACGGAGCTGACACTCTCGACCTCAACACACTGACCAAGAAACAGCTTTTAGCTATGGCAGAAGGGGTCGAGGGTGTTTCTTCTCGGATGACTAAAGCTCAGATAATAAACGCCATCGAGAACGCATAGAGAGGAGGCAACCAAAATGGATCAGAGCACAATGCTGGAATCATTGAAGGTCGACCTCGGAATTTCTACAACAGCATACGACTCGAGGCTGACACAGTATCTGCAGGACGCCGCGCACGCTATCACAGAGGAAGGTATCACTCTCACCGACTCGATCAGCGACGGCAACCTGCAGGTGATGTATGCCGCCTGGCTGTGGAATAAGCGCAGAGACGGCACTGGCATGCCACGCATGCTTCGGTGGAGACTCAATAACAGGCTATTCTCGGAAAAGGTGGACATAAATGGATGATGTGATCAAGCTGGTGACAGCAACGCACGGGCAGCCGGACGTATACGGCAATATAAATCTGATCCGGGAAAGCAGAAGTGTATTCTGTGATGTCAGGTCAGTTTCGCGGTCTGAATTCTATCAGGCCGCTCAGACCGACCTGCATCCTCAGTACGTGTTTGTCCTCTCGCATTACAAGGATTACCTGGGCGAGAAGGAAGTCATGTATACGGATTGGACCGGAACAGAGAAGCTGTACAACGTTCTGCGCGTGTACCGTCCACCTGAGTCAGATCAGGTCGAGATCACCGTACAGGAGCAGATTAACAATGGGAGCTAAGGGCAGCATAGAAGTCCAAGTGCGTGAGATCCTCGAAGACTACAACAAAGATGTCAAAGAGGCGACTCAGAGGGCTGCAAGGAAGACCGCGCTCAAGGCAGCTTCAATGCTTCGTGCAACCTCTCCGCGCAACCCGAAAGGCAAGCGTTCAGGCGAATATGCAAAGGGCTGGACTATCAAACAGCTGAATCGGGACACGGTTGTCGTATATAACCGCCCAGCCTATATGCTCACACACCTGCTTGAGTTTGGTCACGCTGTCCACAATCAATACGGGGCAACTGGAAAGAGAGCGGGAGCGCATGTCCACATAAAGCCTGTCGAAGAATGGGCAATCGAGGCCTTCCCGGAGAAAATCGAACAGGAGCTGAGATAGATGAGTATTTTTGAAGTACTGCAGTCAACCGGACTGCCATGTGCTTATTCGCATTTTCCGGAGCACACCTTGCCTCCGTACATCGTGTATATCGGCAACGGGCAAGAAACTCTCGATGCAGATAATACGCACTACTGGAAACGAAATAGCTATCAGATTGAGTATTACTTCACCGAAAAAAATGAAGCAAATGAAGCTGCTATTGAGGAAGCCCTCCTCACTGGCGGCTTTCTTTATGACAAGAGCGAGGACATTTACATCGAGGATGAGAATGTCTTCATGATTTATTACACAACATAAGAAAGGGGTCAATATATGGCTAATAAAGTCGAATATGGTATCAGCCAGCTCCACATATGCACATATACTGTCGGAGAAAATAACCAGGTGACTCTTGGCACTCCATATCATCAGAGAGGCGCTATAAGCTTCTCCGCCGAAACGAACCAGGAACAGAACAACTTCTATGCTGATAACGTTACCTACTGGTCCGGTTACTCCGGCGAGAGCATCGAGGGCGATCTTGAAGTCGCAATGTTCGATGACGCGTTCAAGACTCAGTTCCTTGGTTACAAGGCGCTGACCAACGGCGGACTTGCAAACGTAAAGAACGCAACAAAGCCTAGCGTCGCAATCTTCTTCCAGGTCGAAGGTGACAGCGAATCCCGCAGAGTGGCACTCTACAACTGCGCGCTCGGCGCTATCTCAAGAGAGTACAACACTGTTGAGGAGAATATCGAACCGACTACAGAGACAATCCCTGTAACTGTAATCGGAGACAATGAGGCAGGTGTCACTATGGCTGTTTTCAAGCCGGCTGACACAGGCTATGCAACATTGTTCACAGCACCAACAGCACCGGAAATAGCACCATAACAAAACGGGGCGGGGCTTTGCGGTCCCGCCTCATTTTTCTTAAGGAGGAACTATGGAAAAGACTATCAAGATCGGAAAGAAAGAGGTCCGGCTGAGTAACAACGTAGGCTGGACGCTTGCATACAGAGACCAGTTTGGCCGTGATGTGCTTCCATCGATCATGCCGGCAATCACTTCCGTTGTTGAGGTGATCGGCAGCGTGGTCCGCGAGACAGGCAAGACTGAAGACTTTACAACGCTGGACCTGGCTGCAGCCGTTACAAACGACAACCTGATCGATTTCGTTGTTCAGGCAAGTCAGCTCGAGTTCACAGACCTAATCAGGATCACATGGGCAATGGCAAAGGCAGCAGACGACAGCATCCCGGATCCGCGCACATGGGTAAAGGATTTCGACAATTTCCCTGTTGATCAGATCCTGCCGGAAGTCGGAGAGCTTGCATTCAAGGGACTGGTAAGCACAAAAAACTTGAAAAGGCTGAAGGATCTGCGAAAAAAACTTCAGCCGAAAAAATCGACACAGACACCATCATCTTCGCAGGACTCGAGCGAGGACTGACCGTTACCGATATAAAGCGGATGACGGTCGGGCAGGTCGTGGACTTCTGCGTGGAGTATAACAACAGGCAATATCGTCGTGAGAAGCAGGAGAAATACGAGGCAAAGCACGGCACGAAGCGCAAGGCTACTCAGACCGATATTAATGCATTCTTCGGATAAGGAGTGAATACATGGCCGGAGGAAACATAAAGGGCGTTACCATTGTTTTCGAGGGTGATACCACGAAACTTGAAGCGGCCCTCAGGAAAATAGACGGCAGCACCCGGAAGCTCGACCAAGAGATGAACCGCGTCAACAGGGCGCTCAAGTTCAATCCGGGCTCCGTCGAATTGTGGAGCAATAAACAGGCTCTGCTAACACAGAAAATAAAAGAAACAGAAGCAAGGCTCAACGCTTTGAGACAGGCCCAGGCCAAGATGGATGCTGACCCGTCTATTGACAAGAACTCGGAAGAGTACAGACGGCTCCAGCGTGAGATCGTTGAGACCGAGTCGAAGCTGAAGCACTTCAAGCGTGAGCTGATGAGCATCGGCAACGTCAAACTTAAGGCCTTGTCGGAACAGTTCAAAGCGATCGGCGACAGAATGGAACAGATGGGTCGGACAATAACTCAGAAGGTCACCGTTCCACTGGCAGCAGTCGGAGCTGTATCGGTAAAGAAGTTCGCGGAAGTGGACAAGACCATGCAGCTGGTCAACAAGACCATGAACAATTCTGCTGATCAGGCCGCATTGCTCGACAAGGCAATGAAGGACGCCTCTGAAAACAGCACATACGGAATGAATGATGCTGCAACGGCAACACTGAACTTCGCAAGAGCAGGACTGACAGCGGAACAGGCCGCAGCAACTCTCGCTCCGGCAATGAACCTGGCTGCAGGTGAAGGCGGAAACCTTGACACGGTATCAGCCGGACTCGTTGCAACGATCAACGGTTTTGCAGGATCCTTTGATGATGCTGCAACGTATGCAAACATTTTCGCAAATGCTTGTAACAACTCGGCACTGGACATCGACTCAATGGCATCCAGCATGAGCGTGGCGGCTCCTGTATTTGCAGCAGCTGGCTACTCGGTACAGGACGCAGCACTTTACATGGGCATTATGGCGGACAAAGGTATCGAGGCAAGTGTTGCAGCTAACGCATTGAAGACCGGTATGTCCCGTCTTGCGACGCCATCGAAAGAGGCGTCAAAATGGATGGACAAGCTCGGCATTTCATTGACCGATCAGTACGGGAACATGAAAGATACTGTTACACTGCAGAAGGAACTGCATGACTCTTTTGCCGGTCTGTCTGAGGCGGAACAGATCGCAGCGGCTTCAGCAATCTTCGGCAAGACTCAGATGTCGAACTGGCTTGCTCTGATCAACACTGCTCCGAGCGACGTTCAGGAGCTCAATGCATCGCTGACGGACATGAGTACGGTTCAGAAGATGGCTAATGCAATGATGAGCGGATTCGGCGGATCCATCGAAAAACTGAAGTCCAGCCTCGACGTTGCTGCAACATCATTCGGTCAGGCACTGGCGCCGGCACTGAGCAAAGTGATCGGAGCGATCCAGCAGGTAATCGACTGGTTCAACAATTTGAGCCCAGCAACGCAGAAGGTCATCGCGACTGTGGCGCTCGTTGTTGCGGCAATCGGACCAGCCCTGCTGATAGGCGGAAAGATCATCGGAGTGATCGGAAGCGTTATCGGCGCGATCAATACCGTGATTGGGGCGATCAGCGCATTGATGCCTGTCATATCCGCTGTTATCGGTGTGATCGGCGGATTAGGTGCAGCCTTCCTTGGTGTTGCTGCTGTTATCGGAATCGCCGCCGTTGCGATCTATAAACACTGGGATCAGATAAAAGCCTGGGCTAAGGGGTTGTTTGACAATCTGTCAGCAATTTGGACTCAGATCAAGACTGCAACGCTGAATCAGATCAATGCGATGAAGAACGAAGCGATCGCAAGATTCAATGCACTTAAAGCGACGGTTACCAGCATCTTCAGCACGATAAAGAATGCGATCACCAGCCCGTTCGAAACAGCGGTCTCAATCGTAAAGTCTGCTATTGCAAAGATCAAGAGCGTGGTCAACGGAGCGCATCTGAGTCTGCCTAAGATCAAACTGCCTCACTTCAAAGTGAGCGGAAAGTTCAGCCTTAACCCGCCATCAGTCCCGCACATAAGCGTTGACTGGTACAAGACAGGTGGTATCTTTGACAGCCCGACGATCGCCGGACTCGGTGAAGATGGTCCTGAGGCAGTAGTCCCGCTCGATAAGTTTTGGGATAAGCTGGATCGGATCGCTGAAGGTAGCGGCACTCAGATAACCATTAATGTCTATGGGCAGGAAGGACAGAGCGCAAAGCAGATCGCAGAAGAGGTCAGGCAGATGCTTATTATTGAGAGTAAACGCAGGAGGCTCGCATGGCAGTAAAGACAGGAGCTATATTCAACAGTCTTATTTTCGGCGGGATCAATTCCGCTGATTATGGCATTTATATCACTGGCGAAGCTGTTTACAACGCGCCGGAGAGGGCCGTCGAGATGGTCAGCGTCCCGGGCAGGAACGGAGCTATCGTCATTGATCAGGGACACTGGAACAACATACAGGTGACATATCCGGCAGGGACATTCGGCAAAACACAGGAGGAGTTTCGTGAAGCAATATCTGCCTTCCGTAACGCCGTGCTGTCCCAGCTCGGGTATCAGCGACTGACGGATACATACCATCCCGATGAATACAGGATGGCTGTGTATGTCAGCGGGCTCGAGGTGGATCCGACGCAATACGGGTCAGCAGGAGAATTCAAATTGAAGTTCGATTGCAAACCTCAGCGATGGCTGACAGAAGGAGAGCAGGAGATAACCGTTGGCGAATGGGGCGAGACTCAGACAGCAACGGGAACAACTGTAAGGATAGAGAACCCGAACGGCAATCTTGCTTTGAAGTCCTTGTCCGTTGCAATAGAACCGATTCAGAATTTGAACGGCTATGACCATCCGTGGTTTGGGGGAGCAGGGAAGAACAAACTTCAGAATCAAGCAACGAGTCAGACCATAAACGGCATCACTTGGACGGTGAATCCTGATGGTACTGTAACGGCTAACGGTACTGCAACGGCAAGTTCATATCTAACTATATGGGGCGATTCGAGCGTAGCCTTTGAAGACGCATGGGAAATGACCGAAAACATGAGGCTGTCTTGTGATAGTAACGCTTGGTCAGCGCCACTTAGCGTGAGCCTTTATTCATCAGATGGACGGAATATGGCAGCGCAAGGTTCTTCTGTTGATATATCGGCAGGACAAAGGATAAGGCAAATCCGCTTGTATGTTCCATCAGGACAAACAGTCTCTAATATAGTGTTCTACCCGATGCTGAGAGCCTCGGGAACAAGCTCGACCTACGAACCATACTCCAACA